CCTAATGATAATAATATAGGATATAAAGAATGTTGGTATGGAGAAGTTGTTAAAAGAATAACTAAGTCTAATAATGAAGTAAAATATTTTAGAATTAATCCAATTGATGATAAAGTTATTGGCTTAGATAATTTTAAAGTAATTCGTAGTGGAGGTGGATTTATTCATGGTGATGGTTATTGTTGGTATAAAAATAAACCTAATAATAAATATAAAGTTTGGAATAACCAAGTCAATACAAATGATAATCCTATAATTCTTAATAAACCAAGTCTTAATATAGATAGAGATGATAATTATACGTATGAATATCATACAGTTTTACTTAATGAAGATAACACTATTTATAGCGATAATTATACTGATAACTATGAGTTTAGATTTGGTTTTGTTGCAGGTGATTCTGAATTTAGAGGACAACAAACTATTCAATGTTATGTTGGCACAGAAAGTGGTAAAGCTGATGATGGTAAGACTTCAATAGGTGAAATAAAATATACTAAACTTAACAAAATTGGTGAATTGACAATATATAGTCCTATTGAAAGTTAGAATAATGTTAATGACCAAACAAAGATAACGGTTTAAGTGTTATAGATTATGTAGTTCAAACTACAAGTATTAATCTATTTTTTTAACTTAAACCTTAATTTATTATACAAGTAATTGAAAAAGTGAAAGTTGTTCCAGAGAGTTATAATGGTGCTGGAATGAATTGTGACGGTGTTAGTCGTCGTGATGTAAACGGTAAAGCTAATGCAGGTTTAACTCTTGGTATTATCGGTACTGCACTTGGTGCTTGGGCTTTGTTTGGTAATCGTCGTTCTGCTGGTGCTTTTGGCAATGGCGGTGGAGTATTAGGAGATGGCTCTACTAATATTAACGTACTTGGTGCTACTGCTGGTAGTGGAAGCGGTGCTCCTACTGCTTTTCAAGCATGGGAAAAATCTTGTGAAGATACTTTAGCTCTTCAAGGTGGTCTTTATCAATGGGCTTTGACTCAACAGAATCAACGTTTTGAAGATAGAGAACGTCTTAATAGTGAATTGTTTGGTGTTTATATTGATGGACGTAATCGTACTGATGCTCTTATTGAGAAAAATAACACTGACCATTTTAATCTTTACAAATACACTCGTGATGCTGATGATGATATCCGTAAAGAGTTATCTGATTTGAAAGCTGAATTAGCTGTTACTAAAGCTATTCGTCCTTATCAAGATAAACTTATCCAATGCGAAATGGAAAGAATGTTTACGGCTGGTATCAACTATACTAATCAAAAGACTTGCAATGTTATTTATGGTGTAGTTACTCTTCCGAATGAACCTACTGTTACTGGTTTAGTTGGACGTAATGCTAACGGTTGTTTACCATGCGGTTTTACTCAAACTGCTAGTACAACTCCTGCCCAGTAATATTACTAAGTTTGATTAAGAACATAAAATTAGAATAGATATGATACCTGTTAATCAATTCATACTAGGTGGTGGCGACCCTTTACTATTACCTAGTGAAAAAATGACTAATAGCATTGATGAACAAATTGCTTTTCTTCAAAGTCAAAAACAAGCAATTAATGAAGCTTATCGTCGAAATGCTATTCCTAATGCAAATATTCGATAGTTGGTTTGGTGGTAATATAGACAATAAAGTGTTTGAAAGTGCTATTACATTTTGGTTTAAAGATGTTGATTTTGATGGTGATAAAGTGTGGGAATATTTTCACATGAATAACTAATCATTATTGTGTAACTGTAAAAGGGAATTATCTTCGGATAGTTCCCTTTTTATTTATCTAATTTTAATATGGACAAATTTATTGATGTAATTGTAAGTGGTATTCTTAATAATTTTGACTTTGGATTTATGTTCATTGTTAATGTTCTAACTTATATTGTTATTAAAGTTATTGATTACTTTAACGGCGATAATAAAGTTCCTACTTGGCAGAAAAGATGTATATTAATTATAAGTATTTTTACTATGGCTATGATTTATATTGCATCTGGATATGATAATACTATTATGCTTGTTAATAGTGCTATACTTGCTCCTGTGTTTTGGAGTTGGGTTGTTAGTCCTATTCTAAAGAAGTTTGGTGTTGGATATAAAGATATAGATAATACTATTGGTTAATATAATGTGAGTAGTTATTAGCTAGATTACAAAGCTGATTCTAGCCTATCACATCCTCTACGGGGAGTATAGCTTGCCGAATTTAGCTGTTTATGAGCCTAGATGATTAACTATACACGGTTTGATAAAAGTCTGTCTATGGGGCTAGAAATAGCCTCTATGACTGTACATAAATATTTACAATGTGAAATCTATAAATAATAAAGCTATGAGAGTTATTAAGACTAAACATTTTCCTTTTGGTGGATATAAAGCTATTAATATTTTTGGTATTGTATTTACTAAAGGAGAATTAAGTAAAAAAGAACTTAATCATGAAGCTATTCATACAGAACAAATGAAAGAGATGTTATACATATTCTTCTATTTATGGTATGGAATAGAATATCTTATTATAAGATGTTTTCATGTTAAACAACACGATGCTTATAAAGATATAAGTTTTGAAGAAGAAGCACATAATAATGATGATAACATTGATTATATAGATAATCGTAAACATTATAGTTGGACTAAATATCTAAGTATTAATAGTTCTAAGAGTGCTTAATTAAAAAATGTTAATAATATAGGTAAATCGCTTATTATTAATAATATAATTTATATTTGTAACAAACTAAATTTTAAAGATATGGAAGATGATAAAAGAGTTAATTATAAGTTAGATGCAATTAGTAAACTTATTAATAATCTTAAACTTAGTATTTCTGGTAATAAAGAACATGATGAGCTTAGAGAAAATAATGTTATAGTTAATCTTGATGAGATTAGTCAAAAGATTACTGAATTACATGAAATGGTTAAAGCTGAATTTGATGAGTTTGAAAATCAACATAAAAGTGAATCAGATGAAACTCAAACTCTTCTTAATAGTCGTTTTGATAAAGTTGATGCTAAATTAGATAGTATTAAAGCTGCTGTTGATAGTATGAAAACTACTATTGGTAATAAACTTGATACTGTTAATTCTACTATTAATAAAGCAAATACAGATATAGTTGCTGCGATTAATGCTATGAAAGCTAGTAATGATACTAAAAACGATGCTATAATTACTGCTCTTCAAGGACTTGTAACTAAAGTTAATCAAAATACTAGTAATATTAATTCTCTTAACGGTAGAGTTAATGCTTTAGAAAACGCTTAATATGAACTTTAATTTAGTAGAGATGTATAATGGCTTGTTAAGATTTAACAAGCATATACTAAATGAACTTGCTGAAGGACTTAAACATTTACCTAATTTAGAAGGTGCATCTAAAGGAGATAGTCTTTATATTAATGAACAAGGTAATCCAGCTTGGGGTTCTGCTGCATTTATTCCTACTTTTGAAAATGCTGCTTATGGTATAGAATGGACTAAAAATGATAATGATGTAATTAGAATTGGTAATGCTAAATTTCATAGAGAACTTCCTATTCAAAATAGACTTAAAGGTTGTGTCTATAATGAAAAGAAAATCAGTTATTTCCTTAATCCTACGGGTTGGGCTAAACCTCTTGAAAATGGTCTTATTCCTCCTCTTGATGGAAGTGATGGCGATGTTGGGGTAAGAGTTCCAGAGTTTTATATGTGCGTTAAAGATACTGGTACTAAATATCAACTTTGGATAAGTGATTTTAATATTGATGGAACATTTACTAGAGTTCATCCTTTTATTATAAGTCATACTAAAACTATGACTAGAACTAGAGAAGATGGTAAAGAAGAAGTATTTAGTGCTTGTATTAAACATGATGATACTAGATATTTAGGAGGAAATAAAAGTTCTTCTATTGTTGCTACTAAATTGCAAGGTAGACCTAGAACTGGAATTAATTATGATAAAGCTAATGAGTTTTGTGCTAATCGTGGCGATTGGATTACAATGATTGATTATCTTGAATATTGTGCTTTACAAGCTCTTTGTTATATTGAGTATGCTAATTTTGATAATCAAGCTGCATTAAATACTAATTTAACTAGTGATGGATTTAAACAAGGAGGACTTGGTGCTGGTGTTACAAATTTAAATTGGGAAAGATGGACAGCTTTTAATGGTAATAATCCTATTGTACAAACTTATTGGACTGCTGAACATAATATTGGTAATGGTAGTACAAATGGTGACCATTATGAATTAGGAAATTATAATGCGAATGGAAGTAATTTAAATATTTATCCTGCTGTTTATCGAGGTATTCTAAATTTCTTTGGTGATATATGGACATTTATTAGAGATGTGGCTATTATAAATCGTAATGCAAATTATAATAGTGTTTATCTTCTTAAAAAAGGTGTTAATCATTCTGATATTACAAAAGATAATATTCAAGATAAATGTTATTTTATAGGTGACCAAGCTAATACTAATAATTTTATTACTGAATTTGATTTTAGATTTGGTCCTTATTTTGTTCCTAATAAAGTTGGAACTAATAAAAAGGCTGACCATAATTGGATAAGAGGTGCTAATGGACAAGATACAGATAAAGTTGTTCGTGCGCTTCTGCTTGGCGGTCGCGCTGATAACGATTCTTCGGCTGGCTCTGGTGACTTTCATTCTCATTGTGTTCGGTCGGATTCTATTGCTCATGTCGGCTTTTTTACTACGGTTAAGCTTGATTAAATAAGTTCACGTGGAACTGTTGTTAGGAGTAGTTTGGTTAATTAATTTGTTTTCTGTTTTTGCATTTCTCGATACTACTCCTACAACAGTTTATTATAATATTAAATATAATAAACTTAAAACATAATATATTATGACTAAAGATAAACTTAAAGATGATATTATTAGAACTATATGTTCTTTAAATAGTGATATATCTAATAAAGATAGAAATTTATTAATTGAATTATTAAAATCTATTGTTGATTATACTAATAATATTGAACTTGAACAAGATGTTAAAGTTATAACACAAAAACATAACGAATTAGTTGAAACAGTTAATGAACTTAAAACTAAAGTTGAAACATATTCTAATAAGATTAATGAACTTGAACAAAGAGTTCATCAATTAGAAAACGCAAGTCAATCTTAACATGGCTAGTCTTAATCAATTAGTTAGTGAATTTGCTCATGCTGTTGGCAATCCTAATAGTATTCCTCTTAGACGTAATCTTCGATATGCTATTCTTCATGGTCGTAATGAACTAATTCGTAAAAGTTATGAAAATCATAAATATGTTGATAAAGGTTTGCAACAACGTATTCGTGTTTCTATTATTAATGTTCCTGATGGTGACTTATATAATAGTCAAACTCTTGGACTTCCTGCAATTAAACGTACTAAACAAGAAGTTCCAAAGCCAGTTAGACTTACTGATAACTTACCTTTCCAATCAGTTAGGACGACCGGACGTGCTGGAATAGAAATACCTTTTGCTAAAGAAGCTAGTGCTAAGTTTTATCATTATCTTGCAGGTATGTGTAATCTTCCTGTTTATGATTATATTAATGGTTATATTTATTTCTTTTCTAATAATAAAGATTGGTTTCAAAATCTAGGAGCGATTATTATTGAATCTCCTTTTGAAATTCCTTATTTAGTTCCTACAGAAGTTGTAGAAAAAGCTAAAGATGTAGATTATGACCCTATTGATGATGAAGCTAAATATGATGAAGATGAATTTCTTATTCCAGAAGATATGATTGGTCCTCTTAAAGAAATTGTATTTAAACGTAATCTTGTCGAAGTTCCTCGTCAAACAAATGAAACCCCTATTGATAATCTTGTAACTAGATAAAATATGATTAAAGATATAGATATTAGTCATTATTATAAAAAGTTTATTGAAGCTTCTAATGACGATATAGCAAAATATAATAAAGAACTTGAACTTACAAATAAGATGAAAGAAGATTGTAGAACTTATATAAAAAGTAAGAATCAAGTTATTAAAGATGATTTAAATATTAATCTTAATGATTACGGATTTCAATTTCTTATTGATGATATAGAACTTATTGATAAATTAGAACGAGTAGTTAATAATACTCTTAGTTATACAGTTGGAGAAAGACGAATTGTTCTTCTCCAACTTTTGCGTTATTGTGATTTAGCTAAAAAAGCGAAAGATTATATTACTGCTCTTAAACTTGCTACAAGACGTTCTGAATTAAGTTATTCTGATTATAGAAAGTATATTCATACATACTATAATTATGGTGTTCATAAATGTGTTCTTGAAGGTTATGCTTATCATTTTAAATATGAAATTGGTGATTTAACTATTAATTTCTGGAGATATAGAGATAAACCTAGAGATACTTATGTTGATTGGAATGCTACTAGAATTAAGAAACAAGAAATTATTGATGCTGGTCTTAAACCTTATAATAAAGAAGAAGCAGAAATATATAAAATTCGTGGTATTAAATATGATGGTATTCCTTATGTAGTTTATAAAACTAATAAAGAATTTTATGAAATACAATTAATTAATAATAGAACTCATAGTTATAGTGCTATTAAATTTAAATATGCTAATTATATTAATATAGAACTTAGAGGTAAAGATGCTAAACAACTTAATTCTGAATGTAAAACAGTAGATGATATTTTTAAACTTAAACTAGGACTAAGAAGTAAACTTCTTGTTTATCTTGAACGTGACCCTAGTGCTACATTTAAATATATTAGAAATGTCGAACAACAAAAGTATGAACGTGGAGCACATAATAGCAAAAATAGACAACGATTTCAATCCTAGTAATAGTGATTGGATTCCTAGAGTTGCTGCTTGGTGTGTTGATGCTATGAATGAACTTAAAGTTCTTCGTAAAGTAGATAAGAAAATTAAATTAACCGTCACTAATAAGATAGCTAAAAGTAAATGTTGTCTTATTGATGACGGTCTTAAAGTTTATGATAGTAATGGTTGTGAAGTACCTAGAGCTGATACTAGTAAATATAGATGTAGCGATAGTGAATCTACTCCATCCTCTACGGGGGGTCAAGCGGAGGACGAAAGTCCGGAGCGTGCTACTAATAAAGACTATCTTGGTATGCCTGATGATTGTTGTCCTAATGGTTCTAGAACTAGAGAAGTTATTGATACTGGTAAAATAGGATGTAATCCTGTTGTTTATACAGTTCATAATAATACTGAATGCCCAAGATGTCAGCATGAAGTTCATTCTCATTGTCAGACCCCCCGTGGAGGATATGATAAGTCAAATCATAATTATATTCTTATTGGAGGTAATACTATTGAACTTAATTTTAATGATACTTGTATAACAGTTGTTTATAAAGATATTGAAACTCAATATAGTGATAATTATCATTGTGAAGTTCCTGTGATACCTGCTAATGGTAAATTAATTCAAGGTCTTGCTTATTATTGTATGGCTCGTATGCTTATGAGGGGATATAAACATCCTGTATTTAATCTTTCTGCTAGTCAATATGGTACTAATCCTTTCTATTTGTGGGAAAGTATGAAAAAAGATATTAAGACTAGTATTTTATTAGATGAACAAAGCGATGATGATAGTGGTTGGAATGAGTTCTTTTATAACTTTACTTTTCCTAAATAATTATGAATATACAAAAGAAACTTAGTCTTAATAAACATCCTGGAGATTGTGTTCCTTATTCTTTAATTGCTGCTAAAAATATTAAGATAAGTAATGACGATAGGATGATTGTTAATGAAGAAGGACTTGAAGATTGTAGCATAATTGCTAATAGTATTCATGAAGACGGTATTAATAATTTTAAAATAGTTGGTGTTATTCCTACTAGTACTGAACTTATTTTATTTGTTATTAATGTAGATAATAATGAATCTTATATTTATAGATATAATGAAGAATCTTCTAGTTGTTATAGAGTAAATAGTAATTGGAAATATAATGGTGGTAAGATTAAAGGAACATATACATATAATGTTAAAAATCATCTTATAATTGCTGTTGCTGAAAGCGATGCCTCTATTGATGTTCCTCTTAAAACTATTAATATTGATTTAGATTCTGGAAGTCCTGATACTGAAATGTCTATTATTCCTCAAGTAACTTTACCCACAGTTAGCAATTTAAATTATGTTAGTGGAGCTGCTTATAAAGGATTTTATTTTATGTTTATTAGATATAAAATAGATAAGACTAATTATACTAAATGGTATAGTATTGGATTTCCTATTTTTAATGATGTTATAATTCCACAAGTTATTAATAAAGTTTGTTTTCGTAAAGAGTTTGTTTATGATCCTAAAGATGACCCTAATGGATAT